CCCGGTTAAAGGGTTGCTTTCTCCTATACACCCGAGAAGCGTGGGTGTGCGCCTCCTCTTTGAAGGAACAGAGATTTAAAATTAGTTTGAAATTTCTTAAAATCTCGTAGATAACGATTTGTTAATCTATTAGATTTTGAATAAGATTTTTCATCCTTGTTTTTATATTGACGTACCAGTAAAAGCTCAGGCCTTAATCGTGCGGCGATCTGAGAGAAAGCTCGAAGAGTTTCGAGTCTCTCAAATGTAGCCGGAATAGTCCAAGGTGTTCCCACCTCGGCAACCAGGGGCTTCTTCGCATCCCACTCGGGATCACGCGAAGTCACCTTCCCGAATGTGTAGAACTCATCCTCAGTGGATAGAGCAAAAGACATTGTAGCTGGGATTGGTAACCACAGCGGCAAGTCCCTGTTCATCCCAGGTTTAAAGTTCTTGGCCAAGTCGACCGAAGTACTAATATCAAGCATCCAGCTAGTTCTAGTTTTGGTTGATATGCTCAACAGTGAGCGTACCTCCTCAGCTAGCTTAGCTAGGTACTGCTCGCGGGCAGCACAAACTATAGGGGCATTGAGTATATTAATATTAATACTCTTTACCTTATTTAGTTTGGTCTGCTCGTCGAACTCTTCATAGAAGTATCTCGGAGACAAGGCTTGATGAAAGTTAAAGTTATCGAACCAACTTCGGTAATCTTCCTCAGTCTCGAAATGAGGCTCTTGTAACCAATCATCTTCACCTTTTAAATAGGGTAAAGTAATTGGGCCATCTTGAACAGTTCTTATTTTATTAAGAGAACCTTCCAAGAGTGGTAAATACCAGTGCAACATATCGTTGACTGCTTCCGAACCGAAGCGTCGAGCTTTAACGTAATCATTATTCCAATCATTAAGAGTTTGTGAGCTAATAATCTCAACATAAAGATTACTCGCTCTTTCAGAAAGGAACTTAATAGATCTTTTTGATCTATCAGTAACCTTGCTGAATTCCCAAAGCTTATGGTTTAATAAGTCGGCATAGTTGCATGTCCGCTCTAAACAAGCGGTCCATGCTAAATACTTGCCTAACCCTGTTATCCCACAGTCTTTGACTGCCGGGCTTAGCAGAATAGGGAGCAAAGCCACCATAAATAAAGGCATCTTACCTTTACTCATGGCGTGTCGAGCTTGGTACCACTTACGTGGTACCAGCCCTCTTAAATAGAACGAAAGTTCTTTCATATAAGGTCTTTTCCAATCTCTCTCCAGCAACCGAGCAATAAGCTCAAGGCGTGCTGAAGGGGAATTGGCAGAAACTTCCTCCCGCAGGGAAGCGGGAGAAACGTTCTCTGAACCTAACGCTATCTGATTAGCAAATTGGAATAATCTCAATCCCTTCTTCCCAACACGGGAAGTCGGAGGAGATATTACCGATTTAGCTAACGAGACAGGAATTTGCAATTCGCTTGTAACTAATATATATTGCTTTGCTACTAATTCATTAGCAATGACTACATCATCACCGAGGACTCTGTAGGCACTAAATAACGAATTCCCCATCCCGGCCCGATAAGCTGAAAATTGTACAATCATGTGGTGTAAAAGGGCAAGAGAACCCCACGAGGATAACGCTCCCATAGGTTGTCCCCGGGTATATCTTATCCATTCTACACCATCATGCTTGTATCGGTTCGACTTATCCTTATCAGGAAGTTGAAAATCTCTATCAACAAGTAGAGATTTCCAAAGATTCCCGGTAGGAGCGCCAAAGATATTGTTCAATAAATCTACATATAGATGAATTGAAATCATATCTGTGGCCGACTTTAGATCGTAGGAATAGTAGCAATTATGGCCTTCCTGAATGAAGGACTTAACACTACCATCCTGATCGAAAGTCGCATCGGAAGAACCGAATGTTTCTAATAATTCAAATATTCGTTTATGCAGTGGAAGAAGACTATGTTGGGTCCAATAGTCGACCATAGCAAACACTCGAACTTTTCCAGCAGCTTCATATTTTAATGAAAGCTTGCCGAGAAAAGCCCTCTTTTGTAGGAGCTCAGCCTTCCACATACGTGAGAAAGGAAAAGTAAGAAAAT